GTAAAGATGATTAACACACCTTCTGATGCGATAGGCACAGAAGATTTAAATGGAACAACTGATGGAATATATTATTTTCAATTTCATACAGGTATAGCAGATAATCCAGCTAGTATTCCTGATGCCATCAAACAAGCTGTTAAATTAATTGCAAGTGATATGTATTATTTCAGAGAGGACCGCAAGAGAGCGTTTCCAATGGCTTCTGAGATATTACTACAACCTTATAAATGTTACCTATAGTATATGGCTTTTATTGCAAAAATAAAGGCAGGTGATTTTAACCAACGAATCCAGTTAAAGTCAGTATCTTCAACTCAAGATGGTTTTGGAGGGATTTCAGACTCTTATTCTGTTCAAGCAACAATTTGGGCTAATAAGAATGTTAAGACTCTTAGAGACATTGAAGAGAAGTTTGAAGGAAAAGAATTACAATCTTATGGTCGATTTGTTTATACCATAAGATACTCAAGTGAGACAAAAGGCATAAAAGCTAATTGGGTTATTGAGGAAGTAGAGAGTAGCGATAGATACGAAATATTAGGTTTCGTTATAGACCCTAGAAAAGAGTTCATTGAAGTTTTTGTAAAACAAGATTTACCAACAGCTTCACCAATATAGTTATGGCTAAAGCACAAGACAAAAAGAATCAATTTAAAATTGAAGTCCGTAATATACAAGACGTTCAACGTAGTTTGAAAGACCTTGGTAAGACGGCTAGAGAGTCTCGTACAGCTATAAACAAAGCGTTGAGACCTGCTGCTAATATGTTAGCTAGAGGTATTCAAAAGGCTTACAAAAAAGAGTTTAATAAAAACTCTGATTATAAAAGATTAAGTGGTAGAACACCAACTTTTAAAACAATTGGTATAATTACTGCTAGAAAGTCAAGAGAGCCAGGTTTATTTGTCGGTCCTATTGTTCGTAAAACTAGCCCTATTAGAGTTAAAGGTAAGAATAGTAGAAACTTAGCTGCGATGCAAATTAAAGGTAACGCAAAACAAGACCCTCGACCTGATGTATTTGATGCTACAGCTCGAAAAATGGAATCGCAAATATTTACCCAAGCTGAGAACGACTTAGATAAGTTAGTAGATAAATTGATTAAACAAGCAGGATTTTAGATGTTTGCAGTAATAGGAAAAGAAATAGTAACAAGATTACAAGCAACAGCAGATTTTACAGCAGCTAATGGTAATAACAAGGTTTTTCCAGTTATTATACCACAAGGTGTATCTTACCCTTGCTCTACGTTTGAAATAACAAATGTAACAAATTTTTTATCTAAAGGTAGTTCTCTTAACTCTTGTGATGTATCAATTCGCATTGCTTGTTTTGCAGACACTTATAACGCAACATATAATCAAGCCAAGGCAACCGTAGAAGCCTTAGACTTGTACGAGGTGACTTATACTGAAGATAGTGTAAGCTACACAGCGAAATTCAGATTTCTTGATTTAGACGATGACTATTTCAAGACTCCTGAGAAATTCTACAAAAACATAAATTTTAACTGTCTAATAATTAAAAATTAAATAAAAATGGCAATTCAAAACGCAACAAATGTAGTCATTCAAGTATCTACAGATGGCACAGAAGTTAACTTGCAAACACTAGCACATTGTACTTCAGCTAGTTTATCTCTTACTAGAGATTTAAGAGATTCAACAACAAAATCTTCAGCAGCTTGGTCTGAGTCTTTAGCAGGTTTAAAGTCTTGGGAATTAAGTGGAGATGGTTTCGTGGAGTTAGTAGATTCTATTACTGCCTACGATCCATACGATACTGCTTCAGGTACTCTAATGGGATATAAAAAATTATATGACTTATGGGCTGCAGGTACAGAAGTATATGTAAAGTTTGGTAAAGATGGTGCTGGAAATCACTATGAAGGAAAAGGTTTTATTTCAAGTTTATCTGCTGATGGTGGAGTTGAAGAAAACGCAACTTATTCAATTTCTATAACAGGTTCAGGTACTCTATCTGTAGGAAACTAATATTAATAATTAAATCCAATATATTATGGCAATACAAAATGCTTCGGATTTATTAATTTATAAGAAATCAGGTAGTTCTGATGTTGCTCAAGTAACAAATGTTTTTATTAAATCAGATGGTAATAGTCCATTAAATGCTACTGGTAATGTTAAAGTTACTGATTTAGTTGATGCTAGTGGTGCTAGTGTCGGTGACCAAACAGTAACAGTTGCCCCTAATACAGATTTAGGTTTAGCAAATGCTTTGAGAGATGCTATTAACGCTTTAGCAGGTTATTCTTGTTCAGCAGTAGCACCTAATGCTGGTGGTAGGTTGTTTACAGTAACTAATGCTTTTGCAGGTGATTTGTCAGAAGATAAAACTTTTAAAATGGTTGATGGAACTTCTCAAATAGAATCAGAAGTAATAGATTTAACTGTTACAACATCAGGTTCAACTGCTAATGCTTATGAACCTATAGCTTTTTCAACAAGTGCTAGTATATCTTTCACAAGAGATTTAAGAGATATTACAACTAAAGATAGTGATGCTTGGTCGGAACAATCTCCTGGTATGAAATCCTTTGAGATGTCTACTGATGCTTTACAAGATTACACTTCTGATTTAAATTTTCAACAATTTATTGACGATTTAGGTACTGGTAATAACATCACACTTAGATTCAAGCAAAGAACTACAGGTGGTTCAGACAAATATTATCAAGGTGATGCTATTGTATCTAGTGTTAGTGTAGATGCAGGTGTAGAAGATAATCTTACTTACTCTGTAACATTTACTGGAACAGCTAGTGTAACAACAGGAACTGATTAATTATAAATAAATAAAAAATGAAAAAGGTAGAATTAGGTGGTAAAAAAAGATGTATTAGATTTTCTTACTTATGTGTAAAAGATGTATGTAGAAAAACTAAATTAGGTCTTAATGAACTCCACAAGTTAGGCACGGAAATAGACCACGTTGGTATTTTAACATACTATGGTTTAAAACACGGAGCTAAACACCAAGGAGAAGAGTTTAAATATAAGTTACAAGATATTGAAGAATGGCTTGATAACGAAGATTTCTCTAAATTGAATGAAATATTTGAGGCTTTTCAACTCGACCAACCCGAACAAGAGGGAAACGTGTAGAGGGTGAAGATAACGAGGAAGAAGATGATGAAGAGGAATTTGATTGGGATAAACTCGAAAAAATAGGATTAGGAATGATGGGGTTATCTTATAGTGATTTATATGATTTAACCCCTCGTTCTTTTTCTAATGCTTCTAAAGGTTTCTTTGAACTAAGAAAAGAAGATATAAGAACTTCTTGGGAACAAACTAGGGTGATAGCTCACGTTACTGCATCACCACACTTAAAAAAGAAAATTAAGGCTCAAGAACTCTTACCTTTCCCTTGGGACAATGAAACTAAAAAGAAACGAGTTAAGATAGCTTCACCCGAAGAAATCAGAAAAGTCATAGAGTCTTATGAAAATAAGAAAATTACAAAAATAAATTAGTATGGGTGGTGTAAAAACTATATCTATTATTGTAGCTGCTAATATTAAGGGGCTAGAAAAAGGATTAAGTAAAGCAAGTGGGTCTCTTAGAAAGTTTGCATCTAATGCAGCTCGTACAGGTTCTCTTTTATCTTTTGGTGTTACTACACCTTTAGCTGCTTTAGGTAAACAAGCTTTTGACACATTTTCTACTTTTGAAAATGAAATTACTAAGGTCAAAACTATTACTGGAGCAACAGCTAGTGAGTTCCAAATGCTCACTGAAGAAGCAAAACGATTAGGTGCTACAACTCAATTTACTGCACAACAAGTAGCAGAACTTCAGTTAATATTAGGTCGTAAAGGTTTTGATTCGACTGCTATAAAAAATATGGAGCAATCCATATTAGATTTAGCTTTAGCAACAGGTGAAGATTTATCTTTGGCTGCTGAAACAGTGTCAGCATCAATAAATGCTTTTGGATTAGAGGCAGGTCACGCAGGGTCAATAGCAAATACTTTAGCAAGTGCATCAGCCAACTCAAGCGTACAATTAAGTACATTCGCAACAGCCTTTGGTCACGCAGGTACGGCAGCTAAATCTGTTGGTGTAGACTTCAATGAGTTATCTGCTATGATGGGTGTCTTAATGGATAATGGTATTAAGGCTTCTAAGGCAGGTACAGGACTTCGTAAAATATTTATTGAGTTAGCACAAAGAGGTAAGAGTCTTACTGAGGGTCTTGATGAAATGGCTCAAGGTAATGTTAGTATAATAGATACCTCAGACGCTGTAGGTAAAACTGCAGCAGCCCAACTAAAGATACTTTTAGATAATAGAAATGCTACTAAAGAATTAGCACACGAGTATAAAACCAATACAGGTCGTTTGAAAGAGATGTCAAAGGAAATGGGTGGTACTACCTTTGCTAAAGTAAAGAAAATGCAATCTGCTATAGAGGGACTAAAACTAGAATTTGGTGCTTTACTCGCAGATATGTTACTTCCTTTTATAAAAAATATAACTGAATTAGCTAATAAATTCACAAACCTTGACGATAATACAAAACGAATGATACTTACATTTGCAGGTATAGCAGCAGCTATTGGTCCTGCACTTTTAGGTATTGGAGCATTACTTTCTTTAGTATCACCTTTAGGATTAGCTATTACTGGTGTCGCAGCAACTATAGGTGCATTAACTGTAGCTACAAGTGATAATAGAACTGAAATAGAAAAAGAGCAAGAAGCTATGAATGTCTTAGCAACAAGAATTATGTCTGCTAAGGAAGGTACTGAAAAAAGATTAGAATTAATACGAAAAATTCAAAAAGATTATCCTAACTTTTTATCAAATTTAGATGCTGAAAAAGTTACTAATGAAGATATAAAGAAGGCTTTAGATGGTGCAAATAAATCTTTCTTTAAAAAAATAAAATTACAATTAGCAGAAGAAGAAGTTGCTGCTGCCCTAACAAAACAAAAAGAAGCACAAGAAGTCTTAAATAAAAATGAAGAAACTGCTACAAAAAAATTATTAAAATTAAAAGAAAAATATAATATTGCTATAGATGAAGAGCAAACTATTTCTGAAAATTTAATTAATTTAAGAAATGATTTAAAAACAAGTGTAATAACAACTCCTGGTGGTAGTATGACTGGTGGTTCGTCAGGTTTTAGAGAAGTTACAAAATTAACAGATGCTTTTGGTAAACAAATAGAAGTTTCTAATGACCTTGACCAGGAATTAAATAAAATAATTAAAAGTTTAAAATTAGCTGAAAATAATTTTGATACTGCATCTTCTGATGTACATAAATTAGAAAAATCATTTGAGGATTTAGATAATACTATATCAAATACAGGCACAATAGAAATTCCTAGTCCTAGTGAAGACCCTGCTGTCAAAAAACCTTGGTGGGAAAACTTATTTGGAGATGAATTTTCCGCAAAGCTAAAAGATGGTCTTAAAAAGATAAAAGGTTTTTTTCAAACTTTAGATGAAAATGGTCGTACAGCTGGTGAAAATTTACAATTACTTTTTACTGATGCGTTTGGTGCTTTAGGTGCTATATTTGATGCACAACTAGTAAAGCAAGAACAAGCAGACCAAGAGAGATATGATAGAGAAATAGCAAGATTAGAAGGTAGTTCTGAGTTTGCTCAAATGACTGAAGAAGAAAAACAAGCTGCTATTACAAAGATAGAAGAAGATTCTTTTAAAAAGACAAAAAAAATAAAGCAGAAACAAGCAAAACTAGAGAAGGCTCAAGCAATATTTGGTGCTATAGTAAATACATTAGCTTCTATAACTAAAGCTTTACCAAATATACCTCTAGCAAAAATAGTTGGTGCTTTTGGTTTTGCTCAAGTAGCTGCAATAAGTTCAACACCAATACCTGCGTTTGCCGATGGTGGTATCGTATCAGGACCAACGATAGGTATGATGGGTGAATATCAAGGGGCAAGAACAAACCCTGAAGTTATAGCACCATTAGATAAACTTAAATCTATGATGGGTAGTGTAAATGTAAATGTAAATGTTACAGGTCATTTAGACGCAGAAGGAATACAAATAGCAACAGTAAGAGGTAATAAGATTGCAGCTAGAAAAGGAAGCGAAACTCTTATGCCTTTTGTACAAAGAGGTAGTTTTTAAGATAAATAAAAAAGGTATATGGCTTTAAGGTTTAAAAGTGAATTTAGAAATATTAGTAAATCTTTATATAAGATAGAAATTTACGATAGTACTTTTTCAGGAACAGAAACTGAATTTACTGTAAGGGGAGATGGTTTTAAACTTTCATTTAGTGGTGGTCAAGAGACTTGGGATTTAATAAAACCTTCTACATTAAGTTTTACAATAAATGTAGATAATAATACATTAAAAACTTTTATATCTGATTTAACTGATTCTGACGAAACTAGATTTACAGTAAAGGTTTTTTTAGATGATTTTAAGTCGGCAGGGCAAACACCTCCGTATTTACCTGATGGTAGTGGGTATGAATTATATTGGTTAGGCTATATAGAAAAAAGATTAATAACTATTGATGACACTTCTTATCCATTTGATTTCAATGTAGTTTGTTTAGATGGTATAGAAAGATTAAAAACACTAGATTATAAAGCTTCAGCTACTAGCCCTTATGAAGATTTAGTCACTGTTAATACACACATATCAAGAATACTTGGTAAAATTGATGTTGGTAATCATTTTGCTGCAACAGATGATATGTTTGGTACTCATATTAAGTGGTACGCAGTTAACTCTAATCATAGTGATTCAGTAGGAGTTTTTGCTAACACTAAACTTCATAGTTCAGCTTTTAACACATTTAATCAACAAAATGGGGTAGTTTTTACATCATTTTATGATGTGTTAAAAACAATATGTCAATTATTTCAATGTAGATTTATATTAAGTAAAGGTAAGTTTTACTTTACACATTTTTTAAAATATGAAAATGTTTTAAACACATCCTATAATATGTATAGGAAGAATGGAAATATATCTACAACTACTACTTCTAGTATTGCTGCTAATCAAATCGTTGGAGAACTTGCTAATGTTTCTATCTCTAATCCTAATGAAGGTGTCAGAAAACAAGGGTTTTTTCAAAGAACAAAAACATTTGGCGGTAAGTTAAGTTCTGTTAAAATTAAATTTAACGGATCGGGTGATTCAGGTGAAACAGATGATTTTACTGGTGACTTATATCCTTTAAATTATTTTCCTGCTTGGGAATATGAAAACTCAAATTGGATTCCATACGGACAAAGTTTAGAAGGACCAAGTCTATTAGGGTTTTTTGAAGCAACTCAACAAATAACATTTAGGATTCACTATAATTTTACAATTCGTGTTTCAAGAGTTGCAAATGCAACTGCAAGTGGTCCTGCTACTATATCTCCATTTACAAACAATGCTTTTTTAGGTAGGGTTGTTATACCATTTTGGTTAAAAGTACCAGTAAATTCAGGTAGTTCAACCAATAATGCCTTTTGGGAAACAGAAACTATTACAGGAACAAATAGTCCAGACCCAATACCTTCACCTTGGGTCGGAGCAAGTTGGGTTACAAGTAACCAAAACACAAGTTTAAACAATGCTCAAGTATTTAAAACACCTGTAATACAAATATTAGAAAATGTTAACACTCAATCTCCTGCTTCATCTCAAGAATTTTCATTTAATACAATGGTTCAAACAGGGGATTGCCCTGTTACAGAGGCTAGTGGTGTTCACTTATATAATGATTATGATGGTGATTGGGGTTCTGCTTACACTACCAACAACCTAAGTGGTTCTGATAATAATTGGTTTGCTGTAGAAAGTTTAGACGGAAATACTATTTATCGTGCTGACCAATTTTCAGGTTATCACGTTGAACTAGTTTACCAAAATATAGAACTTTATGCGTATCAAGATAATGAGCCTTTTGCAGGTTCAGTTATTGATTCTTATGTAGATAATAACGAAGAAAATGACACAAATGACGAAAAATTAGTTATAGATAAAATAACTTTTAACGATGGTCCAAATGCTATTCCTGAAAAAGTTATTTGGGTTAATGATGGCTCTAACTACATACAATCTTCACTTTGGAAATTAAATGGTACTGGTAGTGGTTATAAGATACATAAGTTAATAACTGATTTAATTTTAAAATTTAATTACCTACCAAAACAAGTATTAGACGCTACAATTTTAACCCCTTTCAGTAATACAATAAGTCGAGTAAACCCAACAGTTTCCTTTGGTAGGTGGTTTAATGATATTGATGGTACTCCTGTTGTTGATGAGGTATATTGTTTTAATAGGTTAGAATTTAATGCAAACTTAGATCAATATGTTTTTAGTGGTATTAGAACAGCTCCTATAACTGAACCAACAATAGTAACAGAAGATAACCCCCAAAACCCAGACCCTGGTGGAGGTTATGAAGGTTCTGGTTTTGTCGATAATAGTGGGAATGACACAGTTATTGATTTAATTATTAATGATGCTATTGGTAATATAAATGAATATATTTTACCTAGTGGTATTGTAAAAACAAATATAGCCGTAACAGGTTCAGATGGAACAGGAGGAATAGATGTTGATATAGCTGATAATACAGAAATACTTTTAATGGCTTCTGACCCTACAAGAAGAATTAAAAAACTAAAAATAAATGGAAATATAAATAAAGGTGATACAAGCATAACAGTAGATGGTTTTACACCTGAATATGTTTACGAAACTGGGGCTAAGATAATTGTTTCAAGAGTATCACTTATGGGTTCAGGTGGTAGTGGTACACCAGGAGGCTCAAATACAGAAGTTCAATTTAATGATAATGGATCTTTTGGTGGTACTGACTTAATAAAAGTTACAGGTACAAACGAGTTAACTATAGGAGGTACTAATTCAAATGTTTTATTTAATTCAGGTGCTGATTTAATTTTAGGTGCTGATACACCTGGAGGTACTAGCTCAACAATACAATATTTAGATAGTGGTAGTACAGCAAGAGTTATGTTAGGAGCTTATGCTACTGATGTAGTAGTATTATCAAATAGAGCAGCAAACGGAGAAGTACAAATTAGAGCTAACACATCATCAGCAGGTGGTGGAGGTGAGCTAACTATAGCAACCTTCAAAGATACATCTGTTGACTTTTTATCAGATGCTGAGTTAAGAGGTACTAATATTGGTAATATATTTGATTTAGCAGCTTACTTAACTGCTGTAGATTTTGTTATGAGTTCAGACAGTGGTAAAGCGGGTTATAGTCGGTCAAATGGTGGTGGTGTTAGAGTAGACTTATCTAGTGCATCTTTATTTGCTACTTTTCAAATACCTATAGGTTATGAAGCAACACACGTTAAAGTTTATGGAAGTTCATCCTCATCAACTTTTGACGTTTATGCCTGTGATGTGGCTAACAATAACAATACAGCCGTAACAAGTAGCCCATCAGTAAACACAAATCAAGCTTTATCATCGAATCAATCAGGAGTTGCTGGTAAATATTTAAGTATTAAATTTACACCAGGCTCAACATCAAGAGATGTATACGGAGCAAAAATAACATTAGCAAGAGTATAATAAGGGAGGTTGATTGTAGTGTATCTTTTCGCTACCTTTTCGATACGCTACTTTCACTCCCTTTACATAAAAATAAAAAAACAAAATAATGCAAGTCACAATAGGAATAATAGAATTAGTAATATCGCTTATTGTATTACTATGTACTGGTGTAGGTGTTTGGACTAATCTTCAAACTAAAGTAACTAAACTTTCTTCTAGGGTATATCACTTAGAGCAATCTGATAACGAATTAAAGACTATCTTAGCAGATATATCGACTAAGTTACACAAAATAGAATTATTGTTAGCTGCTAATCAAATCAAAGAGAAATGAGATTAAGTAAAAACTTTGTGTTATCAGAGATTACTCGAAGTAACACAGCCAAAAGACTTGGAATAGATAATGAACCGACAAAAAAAGACTTGGAGAACTTGCAAAGGATTGTTACAAATCTTTTACAGCCTCTTCGTAACCACCTTGGTCCTATCAGGATTAGTAGTGGTTATCGTTCCAAAGAGCTTAATCGTGCAATTGGTGGGTCTAATAAGTCGCAACACAGCAAAGGCGAAGCACTTGATATACAATTTTGGAAGGAAGGTCAAATGTGTAATAAAGAAGTTTACGACTGGATTATAGATAATGCTGTTGAATTTGACCAAATGATAAATGAATTTGATTTTGCTTGGATTCACATCTCCCTTAAAAAATGTAAAAACAGGCGAGAAGTTTTAGAGGCTTACAAAGATAAAGATGGAGATACTAAGTACAGATACGCACCTGATATAATTACATTATGATAAAGAATATTCTTAAAAGTTTAGTAGGACAAGCTTCTACTATAATAGACGATGTAGTAACAACTGATGAAGAAC